AAGGACCTTCATACGAGAATCAAGACGAAGCTCGATGAGGCTGTCGCTAAGGAAGAAAAAGAGATGAGTAAAGGGAGCGCAGAGGTCTTGCAAGAAGATGGCACGACGAAGAAGTTGTCGAAAGAAGAGATAGAAGCTATGTTTACTAATACTGATATTGATGAAACAGAATAATATTGTAGCCAACTTGAGTCCTAGCTCAATCCTGAGCTTGCTTACAGACCAGGTGAACTGGCACGATAAGTACGTGCTGAAGAACTGGGAATCAAAGACGTGGTTCGGCACGATTGCTGGTTCTGTGTTCCACGATACAGTGGATTCATGGATTAAGTCTGGACGGACATGTGATATATATAGCGTGAGTAAAGAGTTTATTCTTGACGCTGTACACGCCTATAAGACTGGTAAAACTGTTTTGAAGGACAAGGAGCAATACACGGAAGACTCCTTCAAAGAAGAGTTAGAGGTGCAACAGAATAGATTGATAGCCGTGTTTCTTGAGTATCAGGAAACAATCAACTGGGAGAAGGTGGTGAGTAGTGAGGTAAAGTTCCGTTCACGTATAGGGACACTACTTGGTAAGAGTCCAGAGATGGTGGTCACTGGTAAAGTAGACCTGGACACCAACGATGAGGTCTATGACTGGAAGACTGTGAAGACGTACGATGACAAAGAGATAGACTACACTATCCAGGGTGTGATCTATGGGCTGCTCAAAGCAGAACATACAGGAGTTATGCCGAAGCAAACACGCTTTGTGGAGTTCTTGCGTACTGAGAGTTATGAGGATAAGCTAGCGAAGTGGAAAGGAGACGTACGTTTATGGGAAGACAACGGTTCTCCTAAAGGGGAACGCCCACGTAAACCAAGTAAGCCAAAGGTGGAGAAGCCTCTCTACCGTGAGGTGATTATCCCTATGGACCAGTGGCGTATAGACGTTGTGCTAGAGATCGTACAACGTATCCAAGATGCCTTGTCTGGTGTGAACCTTTTTATGGAAGGCAGACCATTACCTCCTGTATCCAGCAAGTATGGTATACCAGACGGATGGGTAAAATTCGTGGAGAATGTTACAGGTATGAATCCCTGGACTGGTGAGATTACTGATATGACTTCCATTGCCGATCTTGATATTTCATTTTTAGACTAATTATGAGGAAGTTTTACAACAGACTACGAGAAAAGATGCCTCTGCATATTACGCCGAAACGTATTGCAGACGCTCTATGTGTGGGGACACCAACCGTATCACGGTGGCTTGCGAACAAGTCACAACCACGCTACAAGGATCACGATTTGAAGTTGTGTGAGTTGTACGGTATGACGTATGATGAGTTGTTTTATGAGACGGAAATTATACCTGTTATTATAACCAGAAAAACCAATGACTAAGGATGTCAACAAAGTGACTTTAGAGGGAAATATCTCTCAAGATGTTCAAGTACGTGGGGTAAATAAGAACGTAGCTGTGTGGTCACTTGTTACGAATAGTATAGGGAAAGATGATACGAAGTACCCTGCGTACCACAAGTGTGTGACGTTCTCTAAGCAGAATGTAGATAAGATTGCTGAACTAGGGAAGGGGAGCCGTATCCGTGTAGAGGGTGAGATAGCTTATGGCAAGTACACCAACAAAGACGGAGTGGAAGTCCACAAGACAGAGATCAAAGTTTGGGGTCTTGAGGTGGTGACACCTAAGCCAAAGATTGCTAGTACTTCAGCACCTGAGTATAGATCCCATACTGCCTCAGAGGAAGAATTTAGTCTTGAGGATGTCCCGTTCTAAGCTAGGTATACAACCAAAAAAGGAGCAAGCAGTCTTTCTACGCTTGTTCCTTTTAAGGCTATATATCATACGCTCAAACATGCGACCTTGGGGGACAGGTAGAGTATACAACATACCCATAGAAAAGGAAGAGGATATACTTGATTTAGTTGGTGGAGTTGGTGTATAATACGGGTACTAATCAGCTTGAAAGGAGTACTATATTTGAGGAAGAGAATACAAGTGCTGATTAGTACTCCTGCTTGTATCCTCTTCCTTGCATATAGACTGTTATGATTAAGACTTCTGTTTTATATATCCCTACAAGGATATTTAGGGAAGGGATGACGGGTATTACAGCTTTGTTGTATGGGTATATCTTACAAGAGGATGGTATACATGATAGCACAAGCGATCTTGCGTTGTTTTTTGGGGTGTCTGAACGGGGTATAGCAAAAGCTCTCAAGTGGTTGAAAGATGAAGAGTATATCTTCACGAATTCAGTGTATATTATGAAGAAGAAAGTACGGATAGTATACCTTAACACAAACAAACATGATCAACAGTAGTTGTTGGAGACAACCAGTGCCGACAGACTTTATGGATCATGAAGGCTTTACAACGCTCGAAAAGATGTTGATTGCTTATATTATCTTGGAAGTAAGAAGAGAGCCTACTACGATTATACATTGGCATGGGAATAAGAAATACACAATAGATCTGGACAGAGGTCAATGCTTTCTTTCCATGTCTGAAATGGCGAGAGACTTAGGAAGCACTACAAAAAAAATTTGCAAAACGCTTAGGTACATAGAGAAGAAATACGGAAATATGAAATGCGAAGGAAACGCCAAAGGCTTCATTATAAGCGTGCTAGAGTACAATGAAGTAGTAAAAATGGAATACGAAGGAAATACGAAGGAAATACGGAAGAAAAACGAAGGAAATAGCCTATATAATGATAAGACCGTTAAGACCGTTAAGACCGTTAAGACCGAAGAGAGGGTGAGCGAAACTAAAGTTTCTTCCGCCACTAAAAAACATACGGAGACTAAAAGTATTTTAGCGGTACTAGTGAACAAAGATTCAGGTGGGATCTACGACAAGATAATAGAATACACAATATCTAGGGGGATACCTACAAGCAAGCAAGCAGCGGACTTACTAGAATCGTTCGCAGAGTACTGGCTAGAAACAGACACAAGAGGCAAACACAGATTTCAGAAAGAAAAAACCTACGATATCAAGCGTAGGTTGAACACGTGGATAAACAACGCATCAAGGTTTAACCCGAAGACGAAGGAGGCAGAATATATTTCACCGTTTTAACATGAACTACATCACCTACCCGACCGTGCCAGCGACAAAGTACTTTCTCGTTATCCGACAGGATTACAAAGAAAGGCTTGTGCAGGTATCGGAATCCCTCGCGAGGGAAGCAAGGAAGTTTAAGGATAGACAAGGATACTACGCTAACAGTTCGTTCTTCGACTTACACGACAAGAACGGGAACTACAAAGAGAGCTTTGATCGGAATGAATTTAAGGGGATACGCACGGAGAAGTACCAGGAAAGCAAAGACCCGACGAAAAAAGGGTACTACTGTCCGTGGGGTGTCTGGCATAGCATAGGCAGTGAATGTAAACACCTCACACTAACAGGCGTTCCACCGCAGTATATGCAGGAGAAAAAAAGAGAACTCTTCCCTGATTGGCAAGACGGAATGAATGGTAGACCAGAAAAACACATACGAACAAACGCCATGACACAGGAAATGCAGAATGCTATAGTCATGCGGTACAAGCTAGAACACGCTCTTGACTAGTATCCTAGATAGCGTACGATAGAGACAATTCTTTTAAGTTTTGCCTATCCTATGATAGAGAAAAAATCCGCTACCAAGCGAGAAACCACGAAAAAGAAGAGGGCAACGACACCTAAGGCTAAGCCAAAAACAACGCCTAGGAAAAGTACCGAACCAGTTGGAAGGCCTAGGTTCTTTAAGGACACGCCTACAGAAAAGCAGGAGATGATTGACAGAATTGAAGAGTATTTTACAAAGACTCTCGAAGCTGGAAAGCCTCTCACTGTGACAGGGCTAGCGTTATCACTAGGTATGAGCCGCCAGACGTTCTTTAACTACAAGAACAACGAACAATTTTTTGACATTATAAGCCGTGCAAGGCAAGTAGTAGAGCAAGAATACGAGGAAAGGCTGATCTCAGGACAAGCCTCAACAGGGGTGATATTTGGACTCAAAGCAATATTTGGGTACAGAGACGGAGACAACGAGAAGACTGATAGCAATATTAACCTAACCATTAAAAATTATACTGATGACAACAAAGAAGACGAAGAAGGCACTACTCCAGACAGCAATACTTGATCGTGACGGATCTATTCGTATGCGTGGTATTGTCGATGCGTTTAATCAGCCTACTGCTGAGGTTGCACCGTTTACGGTAGCTGATGTATTGCGTGATGCAATCTTCATCATTGACAGTACACGCAATACACAGTCACGTGAGGACTTACCACTCAAGATGGAGGAGAACTTGCAACTCTTGGAGGCGTTGAACTCTGAGACAACACCACTGACTAAGGACCAGAAAGATGCTATCAAAGGGTATCTTCTTGGTATGCAGGGGAGCGATTACGTGAAAGCTCAGGTACTTCGTGTTTTGAATTCTTTATAAGACAATGAACCTCGACCTACCATTTAAGCATGAGCCTCGTGATTATATGCTTCCGTTCTGGAAAGCGTTGGACGAAGGCAAAGTAAAAAGGTTTGGTCTTGTCCTACCAAGACGAGCAGGTAAGACAGTAACAAGTGTCAACGCTACCTTTAGAGACATGTTTCTGAATGTAGGAAGTAAATTCCACTACTTCCCTGAGTATAAACAAGGCAAGAAGATTGTATGGAATGGTATGGCATATGGGAAAAACAAAGAGCCAATGTACATGCTGGACTTCATGCCAAAGCATTTGGTTCACGGCAGAAACAACCAAGAGATGATACTGACAACGAAACACCCTGTGTATCCTAGTGATCCAGGGTCTTCGTATAGTATTATGGGGTCCGACAAGATTGATAGGTCTGTAGGTACGAATCCTAATTGGATATTGTTTGATGAATATTCTCTCTCTGATCCTATGGCGTGGAACTATATGCGTCCTGTACTAGCAGAGAATGGAGGATATGCGTTTTTCATCTTTACACCACGTGGCAGAAATCATGCCCACAGGCTGTACCAGAATACCAAGGATGATCCTGAGTGGTTCTGGATGAAGCTCACAGTGGATGAGACACAGCATATTGACAAGAAGACACTAGAACGTGAACGGAAGGAAATCATCGCACAGAATGGTGACGATGCAATATTCTATCAGGAGTATTATACGGACTTCGACGTGGCTATCCAAGGTTCAATCTATGGTCCTCATATGCGTAGGTTAGAAGAGGAGGGACGTATACGTGAAGGTTTGTTCGATCCGTATCTACCAGTCCATACAAGCTGGGACCTTGGGCAAGGAGATTCTACCGTGGTGTGGTTCGTACAGTTGGATCATGCGGGGAACTACCGTATCATAGACCACTACAAGAACAGACAACGTGACTTTGTACACTATATGCAGAAGCTCCGTGAGTTGGAGCGTGAGAAAGAATACATGTACGGGAATCATTATATCCCACACGATGGCAGGGCGAGGACTATTGTGAGTAGTGAGAGTGTTGAAGATATTTTTTGTAAGTTTTATGACTCAAGAACTATACATGTTGTCCCTCGTATCAAGAAAAAATATGATCGTATAGAAATAGTCCGTAAGGCATTCCAACATTGCCACTTTGAGAAAGATACGACTGAAGCAGGGCGTGATGCCTTGAATAGCTATAGATATGAATGGAATGAGAAACGTTCAGAGTTTATGGACGAACCTGTGCATGATTGGGCGAGTGATGATGCAGATGCTTTTGGGCAAATCTTCCAATTTATGGAAACAAAGAAACGAAGAAATATCCTTGTAACAGGGGTAGATCTTGATCCATACTATCAGTAGTTGCAGTAGACCACAATTATGCTACAGTTTACCCATAACATTCAATCACTCCCTACATGAACAAAGAAGTTTTTCACTTAGAGGAGGGCGAAAAAACTGATAAGAATAAATTAGGACAGACAGCAGAGCACAAGAAGTTTCTCTCTCGTATCTCCGAAGAGTTTAGAGAAGCATACGATGAGACAACACCACTCTTTGACGAGTGGCTTATTCGCACAAAACTCTTAAACAACCAAAAGAAAGACAAGAATTCCGTAGGTGTACCGTTGTTGTATACTACAATGAATACTGTTGTTTCTGCATTGTATGATGACAAGCTAGGTGTCACACATATACCATACTCAAGTGCGGGTATTGGTAGAGCAGAGGTGCTAGACAAGCTTGCTTTGAATGACTATCGAGTGATGAAGAAAGCAATCACTGACTACTTTTGGATACACGATGCAGGATTCTATGGATTTTCTCCATTGCTTATGCAGGGGTGGAACGAAAAGAAACAAGTACCAGAGGTAGAGCTTATGGACCCTATGACGTTCTTCTATGATCCTCGTGCGTGTTTCGTTGATGACTTCATGGGTAAGGCAGGACTGCGCTACTTTGGACGACAACGACTCAAGGGCCTTGACTACATAAAGAATAGCAACAGGCACTTTAATACAGATTCAGACGCTGTTATGCCTGGACGAGGTAACACGGACCGTGTAGAGCGAACGATCCAAGTACGTTCAGAGTCAAAAGGTGAAGTGTCTAATCTACAGAAAGGTCTACGAGGCAATCCAAAGGATGGTGTACTTGTAACGGAGTGGTGGACTTTTGATGATGAGGGAAAGCGTGTTTATGTAGAGGTAGCAGGTGATTTAACGAAAGGAATGAGTGAAAGTTGTATCATACGCTATGAGGTACTAGAGTTTCAAGATGCTTGGCCTTTGATCAATAGAGTGCTTATACCTAGGGGCGACTCTTTCCGTGGTCTTTCTATACCTGATCTTATTGAAGATAAGCAAAGGTACATGGCTAAGTTCTTGAACTTGAACCTTAAATCAGCAGAGTTTGCAACATACGGACAATACCTTCTAGATACAAAGCGTATCTCAATGGACGAGATAGGTACACCAGCTCCGAATAAATTTATACCAGTGAATGGTGATCCTACTGGTGCAATGCAATCCGTACCACGAGAAGGTATGCGAGGCGATGGCCAGTGGGTGCTTCAATATATGGAATCTGTTGCACAACAATCTACTGCTACCCCTTCAATCATACAGGGGCAAACACCAGACAAGAGTCGTAGTGCTACGGAGATTGCCACACAATCTACAGGTATTGATCGCAGGTATACCTTATCGGCAAAGATTCTAGGATGGAGCGAGCAGGCATACTACGAGCAATGGTATAGGTGCTACGAGACGTTCTTTCCTAAGAGCGGAGAAAAAGTTATTCGTCTTATGGGTGAGCTTGGCACGTTGTTTTCCTCTGCAAAGAAAAACGATTTTATAGATGAACAGCAGCCAGAGGTCTATATCCAGTCTTCTGTCATGGGAGAAATAGAGCGGACAACAAAACTTCAGAGTCTCACAAACGTGATGCAGGTGATAGCCTCTGATCCAAACGTGAATCGAAGGTACTTGAATCGTAAGACACTGGAACTCTCTGACATGACAGGTGAAGAGATTACGCTGTTGCTTCCTGCCACACCAGAGGAGCTTCATGCACGAGGGGAGAACGAAGCTATCCTGGACGAGAAAACGCCACAGGTAAGCATACGAGATGATCACATGGCCCACTTAGAGATACACAACCAACTCCCACAGAGCAAGAGACGTGATGCCCATATCGAGGCACACAAAAACATGATGATGATAGCACGCCAGAATCCAGAACTTCTACCTGCTCCAAGCCAGGTGAATCCAGGAAACGCACAAGAGCAGAATCCTGAAATGATGGGTACGGGTGGTAATCAACAGGCTAATCCTACAAATCTAAGCTTTAAATCACCAATACAAAGAGCTTCACTTTAAGAACCATGAAACAATACAAGGCACAGGAAGTACACGATGCAATGCTTCGTCTCACAAAGAATAAGGACTTCAAAGTCTTTACAGACTTGTGGAAGAGTGATATAGAGAGATTGTCACAAGTTATAGCAGGGGGCGACTGCAAAGACTACGACTCGTACAAGTTATCTGTACTTCGTCGGACAACGCTCCTTGATATACTAGAATCCCCCTTACGTTTTGTAGGGGAACATGCAGAACGTGAGGTTATGAATGGTGATACCAATATGGATCCATACATGACCGCCGAAGACCTACTCCCGTAGTAGGTCCACTTCTGTATACCTTATCGTGTTGTTGAACGCCCTCTTCTCACGGTGAGGTATATGGAAGCGGACTTATAACAGTCTAGGCTTATATAATTAAACGAAAGCTATGACCGACACAAATGTCGAGAATACAAATCCCCTTCCAGGTGAAGATGAAAATCAGAACCCTAAAGAAGGAGACGTTTCTCAGTCTACTCCCCAAGGTACAGAGAAGCGTGAAAAGCAAGCATGGTATGAGCAACGGAAAATCGCTAAGCTCCAGAAAGAACAAGAAAAGGAGTTGAACGAATTAAAAGCCAAGCTCGAACGTGGTGAGTTGAAGCCAACTGATGAAGACGTGGATGATATCCTCTCTTCAAAGGACATGAGAATACGTGAACTTGAAACCGAGCGTTTCCTGGACAATAATCCAGCGTATGCTACCCACAAGCAAGCTATCCTCTCAGCAATCAATGAGCCTCGTTATCAGAACCTTACTGCCGACGAAGTCGCTCGTGTCGTTGCATCTGCTCCAGTGATGGAAGACAATGCAAGGAAAGAGTCGATCGGTGCACACAGTACAGGAACAGGATACTCTGCAAGAGATATGAGGAAAACTCCTCCTGCGTCACCTCAACCAGGTACAAAGGAAATGGAATCCTTTATCCAGCAAATCAAAATGGGGAATCGATAATATCTTTTCTTTCTTTTTATGGGTGTTACTACAACAACACAAATCCCGAATGGTGTAAATTTCCATTTCGATCAGATGCTTCTCCATCGTGCTACCGCTAATTTGGTGTACGGAATGTGGGCACAGAAGCGTCCTACTCCTCGCAATAGCTCTTTGAACTCAATCAAGTTCAGACGCTATAGCAATCTTTCCCCTGCTACTACGCCACTTGTAGAAGCAACAAACCCTTCTAGTGTACAGTTCACTGTCACTGATATCACTGCTACTGTACTTGAGTACGGAAACTACGTAGAGACTTCTTCTACACTTGACTGGACTGCTCTTACAAGCGAGCCTGTAGAGTGGATGGAAATTCTTGCGTATAACGCTCAGGATACTCTCGATGTTCTTATGCGTGATGCATACTCTGCTGGAACAAACGTCTTCTACGGAGGAAACGCTACTGCACGAGCTAATGTAGATAGTACGGACTTGATTGACGTGACTGCGATCAAGAAGGTTGTACGTCTTCTCAAGGTAAACAACGCACGGCGTATTACGAACTTTGCTTATACAGATGCATCTACGGATGTTGTCAATATCAAACCTTCGTACGTTGGTGTATGTTCCCCACAGACGACTTACGATCTTAAGGCTCTTGCAGGCTTTACTGATATTGAACAGTATGCACACTCTACAACTGTTCTTCCAGAAGAGATTGGTAAGGTAGATGAGGTGCGTTTCTTGGAAACAACTAATTCTAAGGTCTTCACTGGGGCAGGTGCTACTTCTATTGATGTACACGCTACATTGATTTTTGCTCAAGATGGTGTTGGACGTTCTATGATTACAGGTGAGGACATGAAGATGGTTGTCCACTCTGCTGGTTCTGCTGGTACAGCTGACCCATTGGATCGTAAGGCTACAGCAGGTTGGAAGACTACGTTTGTTGCAATGATCTTGAACAATGCATACCTATGTCGTATAGAGCACGCTGTTTCCGCTTAATCTTAATATAACAATTACATGACTGAGAAAACACAGGTATCTTCTGATACTACCACTAAGGCTACAAAGAAAACAAAATCCGTTGAGGAGATTGTGATACTTGTACGCAAAGGTGAGAAAGTTTCAATGGAAGAGTTGGAACGAATCCGTAAAGAAGGTCACACGGAACTTTGGATCCGTCACGAACTAGAGCATGGACGTAAAGTCTCTGTAGAGGTTGATATGGATGATGGTGAGGATATTATGAATGATGAACACGGCAATGAAGTGTTTCCTCAAGAGTTAGTCTTTATCAACGGTATTCGTATCAAGATCCCTAAGGGAGTCCAGGTAGAAGTCTCGTATCTTGTAGCAGACATCTTGTCTGACTATAAGAAGCATCGAAGAACTAAACGCCAACGCTCTTTGAACCTTAGTCGTCCAGAAGTAGTGATCGGGTAATTGTTACAACACTTGCTCTTTCTACCCTCTGAATGTATGGTAGAGGTGGCAATGGTTAGATTACGGACACGGAGAAGAGTCTACTCACAAGGTAGGCTCTTTTTCTTGCATACTATTTTATAGTGTTGTACTCTTGCTATAGATGAAGAGTGGCGTGATTCTTACACAACCTATGAACGGACCTACCTTTGTCGCACGAGTACGCAAATTCACAAAATCCTCAGGGTATACGCTCTCTGAAGAAGATATTGCTATCTTTGCAAATATGGCACTTGATGAGATTGTTCTTCGTGTTAATGAGATCAACGAAGGGTACTTTGATGTAGAAAACTTTACGGACCTTGTAGAAGGGCAGAGACAATACACGCTTCCATCGTGGCTTCTTGCATATATGGAGAAACTCACTATCAAGTTTGACGAGTGGGAAGACTACGTTGAAGCTCGTGAAGAACGTGTAGCTATGAGTGATAGTGTTATGAGTGAGTTGAATATCCAGCGTAGATATACAGACAGTGCTCCTATGTTCTGGCTACGTGGAAATAGTATACACATTCTTACGTCTAGTCCTATTCCTAACGCTGTCGGAGGTATTCACCTTTTTTCTAAGCAATACCCTGGTGAGATCACGGCCACAACACTACGACAATCCTTTGATTTATCCGTAGCTCCTTTTGGTGATGTTCCTGGAATACCTAGAGTGATACATGGTGTACTCGCCATGAGAACAAGTATCATGTATAAGGAGAATCAGGATAGGGCTATCCCTTTGTCTCAGTCTGAGCAGTCGTATGAGTATCACCTTGATAAGGCACTTGATGCGATTGTAGGGCAGAATAGACGTAGATCAATTACCCCAGCGATGCCATACAATGACGGTTCACAATACTAATAACTCCCTTTATGAAACTTAAATCCAAGATGCCACTAGGAGAGAACATGTACTACGTTGTCAAAAACGTGGACGGTTCAATCCTACAAGAAGGTTCCTTTAGCAACTTGATCACTGACGCAGGTCGTTCCGCTACGGCTAACAAGCTTTGTGGTGCAACGGCTGTACCTGACTTCACTCGACTAGCTATAGGTGTCAGTGCCACGGCTCCTTCCGTAGGTGATACAACACTAGGTAGTGAAATTACTACAGGTGGTGGAGAGCGTGCTGTGGCGACTGTATCTATCACGACAACTGACAGTCCAGACGATACGTTCCAGCTTGACTACGAGTGGACCTTCTCTGATACGTTTGCAGTAGAAGAAGTAGGTGTATTCAACGGTGCAAGTGGTGGGACATTGTTTGCACGAGCTTTATTCCCAGCAGGTACGATCAATGTCTCTACAGGCATGAAGCTCCACGTATACTGGAGATGTGATATAGACTAATAACAATACCGATGAGAATACTACCGTATGCAGAAGATCGAGTGAAAGTCCTAGTCTCTGGAGCATTGTCTTCAGGGGCTACATCTATTTTGTTGAATTCAGGACAAGGTGCATTGCTCCCGGACCCTGCTAGTGTTGGTGAGTACCGCTTGGTCCTCTTTGATGAAAGTTCATACAACGATCCGACTGATGACCCAAACGTAGAGAACGTCACTATCACCGCAAAGACTAGTGATACACTTACCTGTAATGCCCTTGTAAACAACCATACAGCCTCTGGTGTACAGTTGGTGATGTTTCTATCCTTCGATGCACAATCTATCGACACAGTCGATGATTTCTTGCGTGATATGGGCAGACAGATTGACTCAATCACATACGATGATGACAACCAAATCCAGGTGATTACTACACCATATAGAACCTATACGTTTACTTGGACAGTAGGCAGGCTTGACTCTATCACGACAAACGATAGTCCAGCCAAGACACTGACGTTTGCGTATGATGGTTCTGATAGAATTATATCCGTTACTCTCTCTTAATATGTTTTCACTTAATGCTTCACCCAACAAACTTCCACTGGGACTTGGTGGGCAGTACCCGCCTTTTATGCGGTACTATTTTGCAAATGTTTTAGGTGCGCAAAAGTTGTCTAATGGGGCAAAAGACGCTGACGGTATGTTTTATCCTGTAGACTACGATACAACAACGCAGGCTCTTATTAACACAAATATATCTACTGTCAAAGGGTTACTTCCAGATAGTGGAACAAGTATTATTAACGCTGGATCGAAAACTTACAAGATTGGTAAATACCAGAACCAAATACGAGGAATTAAAGGAATGTTCTTAGGACAAAAAAATACAGGTACTACCACTTTGCCAACAATATACAACCATTTAGACAACTGTGTTGGTGTTGGTTCTGGTTTCCTCACTATGACAAACGATGCTTCGGGTCTTCGTGTACAGTATCACAGAGTTGACGGAGATAACACGATTACATCTGGAGCAGTAGCTACTATAGATGCCACTGTGGGTAATGGGTACACGACAATAGCGGGGTATAATGTTATGGGTGACTACTTAGACACCGATAAAGTCGTTATTGCTTATATAAGAGGTGCGACATTATACCAAGTTATAGTGACGGTTGATACATCAACTCTTGCCTGTACTGGTAGCACTCCTTCAAACACAACATATACAGGAGGTGCAACTACTTTTGTTGTAGCTGGCATACGAACTATATCCCCTACTAAGGTAGTAGTTTATACTACAACGCAAGGTGGTAATACTAACGGGTTGCATGTTTCAACTATTTCTGGCTCTACGTTTACGCACGGGGCACAAGTGCTTCAAGGTGGAAATTTGAGTGTATCCAACTGTTGGTTTAACAGTATTGTAGTGTGGAACGATAACTATGTTGTTGCAGTAAGCTCTACTTCTCAAAGTGCAAAACGTTTTGCTAAATTCACAATATCAGGGACAACTTTGACAGCTTCATCTGTTCTGAATGGGTTTAGTGGTTCTTATACGGAAGGGGCTTCTATGGTGGCGGAAGGGAAGTATCTACTAGGAGGCGACGGCTATACCCCAGTAGTTATTAACGCAGACGACTTTTCTACACAAGTTATTACACGTGTATTTACTTCTAACCAGCGATGTTTACAGGGGTACGAAGATGGAGATACTAGAACGGCAAATTGCAGTGCTGGTGTTGTATCGTATACAAGTGGTGGGGCTTCAATAATTTCCTCTGAACCACAAGGAGCTTTTAATCTCTTAAACTTTGTAAAAAAATTTGATGGATTTACTCTAGAAACTACTGGTGTTAGTTTAAGAGCAGAGCTTTCCGATTTGCGCATAACAACAAGTAAGACAATAGATATCGCTGTAGATGGAACCAACACACATACTGCGGTAGATGTTGGACTATACACAGGTTATGTAATGAGTACAGTTTCTGGAAATGAAGTTGAAATATCAGTAGAGAATAACTCTGGAACAACTATGGAGTTAGCACCCTTATCTCTTTTATCTGAAGTATCCTAATGAATATACCAACTCAAACAATCGGAGACGTTGTTCTCTTCTCACACGGGAAGACATTATCTGTAGCTAACGGACGAAATGAAATGGTTGATACCCCTCCTGCTGTTATTACAGTTGCAGGAATAGTGATGCAAGGCGATGAGTGGTTCTACCATGACGCTTTCAACACGTCTGTATTATATCCTGAGTTTAGTATTGTAACTGAATAACGCTATGATAGGAGGAACACCAATAGCATCTAGGACAATCACAGGGCATAGATCAGAGTTATTTCCTATCACGGTGTTTTTTAATGAAAGTATAACACCAGTAGGCGAACTTATGCCCTCAGAGGTAGAAGCCCCTATACTAGAGACTCTTGTCTTAAACGAGGTGCTTATGCCTTCAAATATATCTACAACACTAGAAGAAAGTGTATCACTAGATGAATACCTAGTAGCATTGTCTGACGACATACTGCAAGAGTATTGGAAGAAAGTATCTTCGCCTACCACAGTCTGGAGGCGTGTAAAACGAACATAATGTCACAACAACAGAACGAGATTATCCTCAGAGACTTTCACCTAACACAGAACCAAGACGATCCATACGGACCTGGTTGTATTATCAAGAGCTTTGACAGGTGTACACCACAGATGCAACTAGGTCTGATTATGCCTTCTACTAAGGTAGTTGGACAGACGGAAGATAAAATCAACGATGGCTTTGACGGTTCTATGAAAGCTATCCATCCATACAGTATTGAGGATATATATATCTTCAAGGATTTGAACGGAAAGGTTCACAAGCTCGACTCTATAGCAGGCACAGCATCATTGATCCATACACTCGCACCAGGTGCAGGGACAAAGGGAGTCTACAACACGATGGAGTTCAATGGGTATATTTACTACGCTATGGAGAAGAGGCTTGGACGTCTTGATCCAGCTACTGATACGTTTGACGATAACTTTGCTACGTTCACTAATGGTGACACGGAAGAGTTTCACCCTATGGTTGTGGCGAACGATACACTCTATATTGGAGATGGTAACCTTGTAGCTCAGGTAGATCGCACAGGGGTATTTGTCGCAGATGCACTTGATATAGAGGTAGACTGGGAGATAACAAATCTTATAGAGTGGAATACGGAGCTTTTAGTCTCTACACGTTCTGTACGCACAAACAATTCCTTCAGAGACTACAAGCATTCTATTTCTAAAGTGTACAGGTGGAATACATGGAGTACATCTTGGAGCAATGCCTGTATAGTCCCTGAGCCTGTCATATATGGTTTTGTGCAAACAGGTGGGAATCTATACTTGCTTACAGGAGGTAAGGAAATAAAGGTGTATTCTTATGGTGAACCATTTGCTTCATTATTTAGTGCTTTACCTGATATAGATAGTCCAGGTGGCAACTCTATTCTCGTGAGTAGGACAGGCTCGAAGATTAGCCCACAGGCTATATTGAACGCAAATAATATAGGATATTTCGGAGTAGGTGGTACTACACCTGGACAGAGATATCCAAGTGGGGTGTATTCTCTTGAGGCGAAACAGCCAGGTATGCCACCAACAATACAACGTCTCTATGTAAACAGAGCAGATGGACAATCGGAGTACCCGTGTATTAAATCTAGTTATGGTAGCGGTCTTCTCTTTTCGTATTCTGATCAATTTTCCAATCCAAGCTTTGACGGTACAGGTGTAGATATGGCTTGGATATACTCCAATAGTATTGGCACAAGTGTCCAGAGTTATAACATTATCACTGGTGTAACACGTCCAGCACGGAGCTTTACAAAACAGTTTCGTATTGAGGTGGCTATGAGTACGATGCGAGCTGGTACTAACATGGCTCTTACTGTCTACCCTAATTCGTGGCAGGATCAGTCACTAAAATCACCAGAGTCTTTGAACGCTGTTGCGATGACTCCTGATTACGATAGGGGTATATTCTATTTGGACCAGGTCACAATGCCAGTTGCTTCAATGGCATTAAAGATTTCCGTCTTTGGCCCTTCCTCACCTGTACCTTCATCTATAGAAGAAATACGTATAACCTTTGACTAATATGGAACAAGAAATACAGAACCTACAGATGGCCCTACAGAAGCTCCAGGCTGATATGCAGAAAATGACACAACGTCTAGTTGCTATGGAACAAGCAAACGCTGTCCTATCCGCAAAGGTCTTTGACTTTGAAGTCATAAGTACTATGCGTATGGGGGCTGGTGATGTAGCGTTCCATGCAGATAAGGAGGGGTTTTGGTGGGGTAAGGAAAGAATTTCTGACATACTTCTTACAAATCCTTGTGAGGGCACAGCTGTACTAATGGATGGGACATTCTATGCAAAGGGTGGTGTGACTGGTACGATAGGGTCACTATCTTCCGCAAGTGTCGTGAATGGTATAATAACTAACATATTTTAAAACTATGGCTACAAATAAGTACACAGTACAACCAGGTGACACAGTAAACTCTATTACACAAGACCAAACACAAGTGGATGCTTTGAAGCAGAGCGGTGTGACAAATCTTCTTCCTGGACAAAAAGTTGATATGCCAGCAACTACAGGTACGCCAGTACCTTCATCTACTACTGTAGGAGGACAAACTACACCAGCTATACCTTTATCCTTTGGTGATCAGCTCGCACAGAACCCTACACCTAAACAAACTGTACCTGGGCAAGTTTCTCCTACCCCACTAGAAGCACTACCTCTTGCAGGTGCTCCTCAACAGCCAACATATGCACGTCCAGGTATGCAAGGTGGTAATCAGACCTTTGCACTATTCGACCGTATGGTAGCAGGTACGGTAGATATGACTAATCAGAACCCTCTGACAGCTCCAGAGAAGGAAGCGTATGCAATGTACAACAACTATAAGAAGTACAATACCGCTGATTCCAAGACACTGTATGATGCTATCCAGAAAGGAGATGTAACACCAGATGCGGACAATGTACTATGGAGAGCTATCAGTAACGGTGGTGAACCTACGAAAGCAATGGTAGAGGCGTATGGGTGGTGGAAGACAGCACAGGAACGTAATGCAAGTGGTGTACGTTCTGCTGATCCTTTTCTTGGCGGTACATTCCCTAAGCCTACAAGTATCGAAGAGGCAGAGGCTTTGGTGAACGAGAACCAGAAGAACATGGCAGACGGTGGTGATGGTGCTGATATGTATGGTGATATCACTGATACAAGTTTTAGTACAAGCCAGATGGATGAGCTTGCTTCTGAGATACGTGCAATGGTGAATCTAGCAGGACCGCAGGCTCCTGAATATGAGAAAAGACTTCTCCAACTACGAGGAGAATACAATGTTGATAGTCTCGAAGGGGAACTGAACAACCTGTACAAGGAGTACGCTGATATGGAGGCTATTACAAGACAACGCTTGCAGTACCAAGAAGACCAGCCAGTGGCGATGAATGTTATTTCTGGTCGTATGAGTGAGGTTCAAAGACAGCAGAAGGAACGTCTTGACTACCTTGGCCGTGAAATACAGTACCGTAACAGCATGGTGCAAACGGCTAATAGTGCTATTGAGAGTCTTATGAACGCAAAACAACTTGATTACGGTGTTGCTAGAACACAGTGGCAAGATAGTGTCAATGCGGCTAAGGGGCTTATGCAAGAGTTCAACACAATGCGACAGTCTGAAATGGACTATATGACAGCTCAAAGAGAGGAAGCTTCTGCTAATCTTACAAGTTATTACAACTTGATCACGGAGGGTACTATGGATACGAGCAAAATATCTTCAGGAGAGATGCAACAGATAGCAAAGATGGAGATGATGTCTGGTATGCCAGTAGGTACATTTATGAATCTTTATAGCAAGAACCCTAGTGCAGAGGTACGTACACAGGTAGAGCGATATGATGCACAGGGAAACAGATACTTTGATGTGATCATGCAGGATCGTAAGACTGGTAGACCTTTTGTTCAGACTATCTCTGCTGGATTCGATGCTTCAAAGGCACAAGACCTCGCAATGGGAGCACTAGATATCTCTGGTAAGGTGCTTGATAATCAAGGCCAGCTTGTAGATAACGCTTTGAAAGAAGATGATCTCTTATATAACAGACCACTAGATAGAGATAAGACAAGAATGGATATGCAGAATACGCAGTCTATTATGCAGTCACGAGCATTGAATGATCAAAAGACTTCTCTAGATATAGCCTCTGATTACACAATCTCTGGACCTAGTGCTAACGCAAACACTGGTGATTACCTAGCGAACTATGGAGCTATCACTGGACCTAATGGTTCTCCACTTTGGAAGTATGGATTAGACGTAGACTTAAAAGTAGGTGATCCAGTTTTTTCTCCTGTCACAGGTGAAGTTGTGAAGGTAGGTCCTAACGGAGGATTTGGGAATCAAGTACAAGTACGAGGCGCTGATGGTAATACTGTATGGTTGTCTCACTTGCAAGGTGCTAATGTAAAAGTTGGTGATAAGGTAAGTGCTGGTGCGCAAGTGGGTACAGGCGGAAACTCTGGGAATACTATACCAGGTAAGGCAGGGGACGGTTCTCACTTGGATATAACTATTAAGAAAGCAGACGGTTCTTATTTCTCTGCTCCTGAAGTACAAAAATATATCAGTGGGAACTACTCTTCACAGGTCAAAGCAGGTACAAGTGTGAGTAAGAACAAGGCCCCAACAGCTACGGAGAAGACAGAAGATTTGCGCAACAATATTCTGAGTAAGGCTGAACAATTCACTGGCAAAGATGGTAAGTTGAACCCCGATGATTATAATGCTTTACGTACTGCATGGGCACAACAAGGACAGAGTACATCGTCCTTTGACTCTATGATGAGTAAGTATATCAATCCAACGCAAAGAGCTTTATACTCTTCAAGTGGTAAGGACTATGAAAAAGCACAAGAGACATTGAACACCGCACTACCTAAGCTAACGAATTTCACGAAAAATCTTGTCAAAGAGTTCACGAACCCCAATCTAACAGAATAACAAAAAAAAAGAGCAGAGGCAGAAGGAAATTTTTTAAGTACCCTCTTTCAATAAAATACTATGGCTGTATCCAAAGACCTTAAGCTACAACTCGAAGCAGAGTTTGGCAGAAAAGTAGATAGTTCATTTTCTACTATATCACTGCCAAAAATTCAACTTCCGAAGTTGGCTACTTCACAGACGGCAAAAAACGTAGCGAACCAATCACAGTATCCTGTGGGTACTGGTATGCAGATGGATAGAACGGAACAACTTAAGCAGGAGCTAAGTTCTCTGCCATACGAAGCACGAATGGCTTTGCGTAAGAATGCTTTTGTTGATCAGAACGGTATGATCAATTTACCTTCTGTAGATAACGCTGACTTGAATAGGTTTGAAGGCCTACAAATAAGCCAGGACGAATGGGCTAAGAACTACCAAGCTATTTATACAGGTGGTAGCAAGGGTACAACTATTGGACCAGGTACAGGTAAGGAACAACTCATTAACTCTAGCAGAACACTACAAGACAAATATAAGGAGTTTATCTTGTATACTGAGGATTTACGAAACACGCAAGAAAGAAACAATCAAAGGACTTCTGCTTATGAGAGTGCTGGTCTAGACTATATTACTCGTTTGAATAATGCTCAAAGAACCACACGAGAAAATCCGTATGAAGACTTCTCCTGGAGTAACCCTCTTACGTATCTTAACCCGCTATTCACCGTAGGAGCGGAGTATCAGTCTGCTTTTACAGGTGCAGGTATGGATGCTATCCGTGGATTTGCAGGTAGTATAGAAAGTATGTCTGGAAGTGATCCGTATTTTAAGTGGGCAAGAGATATAGCTGCTAGAGTCAATGATGATTTCGCGGTACGAAAAGACAATACAGACTTGGTAAAATCTTTTAGTGAACAAAAGTCTTTCTTTGCAGGTGGTGCATTTGATCCATCATACTACTATAGAACCATAGGTTCTATAGTGCCGCACGTATTAGGTTTGATGGGTGCGAGTATTACAGGTGGTGCATTGGCTGGTCCAGTTGGAGGTTTTGCTGGAGCACTAGCGTATGGTAGTACAGTGGAAACAGGTTCGATGTACAATGATTTGTTGGATCTTGGCGTACCTTTATCAGAGGCACGTAGACAATCACAGATATACGGTGCTATTGCGGGTAGTCTTGATTCACTTGTACCAGGAAAGATAGGAGGTAAGGTTCTTTCTACCAACGTTAAAAAGATGCTAGGTGAGCACGCTAAAATCACAGTGAAGCAACAATTTTTAAAGGGGGGATTGAATATCTTAAAAGAAGGAACAACCGAAGCAGGCCAGGAGTTCGTGAATAATGTGATGATCAATCACTACGATAAGACACGTGGATATTGGGATAATTTACCAGATGCTTTTATCGGAGGTCTTATAGGTGGTGCAATGTTCTCTGGATTTGACCAAAAAGGAGAGAGTATTATAGACCCTAACTATAGAGGTGTACCACCTAGAGATAACGCTCAGCAGTTTACACCAGAACCTCAATCACCTGGACAGGAACCACAAAGACCGCAAGCACCTACACAACAAGAAGAGCAGTACGTACCTGAAACGCCTACACCAGATATGAGTACGTCTGATATCGAGCAGTCTATTGATACATTACTAGAACAAGCTCGTGCAGACAACTCCGCAGTACAAATAGGACAAAAGATTTTGGAGATGGAAGGAGATAGCCCTGTAGTAGAAAAGCTTATAGAACAATCAAGAGAGCAGATCAGTAACCTCAATACTACAGCAAAGCTCTACCTAGAGGAATCTGCAAAGAGAAGTGCAGAGTCCATTGTAAGTACACCAAACGTAGAGATTAAGGTAGGCACGACTACTGATGGGAAGTTTATTGCCTCTGGTGATATGAGTATAGGTGGCGAGTCTTTCATGGTGAACTTTGACGCAGACTTTTCTAGTGATTTGAAGGGTGAGGCTATTGCAAGCGTCGTGAACCGTATGAATGTATGGTTTGCAGATAAACTATCGAACGAAGGTATAAGCAACGAAGCTGAGGTAGACGCAGTATTTAAGACACTAGAACAAGTACAAACGGAGATGATGAACCCTGAGTCGTTTGTTTCTCAGAATATTGACAATATTTTACGAGCACAGGACTTTACTACGGCCGAAGACTTCGCACGTTCTATGAGTGATACGGATTCTAGTATCAACTCAGATATGGATTTAAAAGCCTTTTTTAAGCGAGCTAATAACGCTGACAGTGTTTACCTCACAAAAGATGAAGCGAAGCGTGTAGTGGACAATCTCGTAGGAGATTTGGGTATTGAAGCGAAGTATGTAGGACAAGTAAGTACAAATCCTAAGGCTTTGGGTAGATTTGCCCAGAGTATTGCTAAGCCTATGGGGTGGATAGAGATGCGTGATTCAGGAGATGCCACACAACTAGGTGATAGGAATATTCGTTTGAGTACACCATACCACGAGGTGGCACATGCCTACTTCCGTAACTTAGTAGATGCACCTACACAGAAAGAGATTCTTGATTCTGTACGTGAGAATGAAGGTAAGGAAAATTTGACTGATGCACAGGCTGAGGAAGTTCTTGCAGAAGACTTGAAGAAGTTTGTTTTTGAGAAAGAGAAAGCAACAAGTAAGTACGGGAAGGTACTTGCTAAGCTGATTGACTACGGTAAGCGTATGCTTCGATGGCTAGGGAATATGCCTATGGATAAGTCTGAGCAGTTCTACCGTGACGTGCTTGCAAAGAAACGCCCTAGTGAACGTCAACAGATAGAGCTAGATAACAAAAAACGTGAATTTCTTGAAACACAAATGGAGTACTACCAAGACCCTACGTCTTTGACTTCCAAGTTTTTCAAGCATAAGGAGATCACAGGCAAAGAGTTTGTATCATACCAACAAGTAAAGAATGCACTGAAAGGTGCAGGATTGAAGCAAGCTGAGTTTGATATTATCAACGCAGTCTTGGATACAGAATTTAAAGACGAAAAGCGTATAAGTGTTTCCGCACTAGAGGATGCTATTGTGAGTGAGCTTGTACCATTAGAAGTAAAGGACTCAAAAAAATATGCAGAGTACGGGCTTGATAATGTGGGCATGGATAACTGGGAATCTACAACCCATATATACGATAGTCCTGTAGAGCATGGCATTTCTGGACACTTCTCAGGAGAAACAACAAAGCTCTTTGGTCATACACGTATAGCTACGGATGGTGACACGAGGGCTATACTAGAAGTACAAAGTGATTTTTTCCAGAAGACGAGGGGGGGCAGTATGCAGTTGTTGACTCCCAGTGATTTTGAGACTCTTGTTAGTATGGTTTCAGGTATCAAAGAAGAGCCAGATTTTGGGGGTGTAAGAGAAGTAGTAAAGAATGCACCTAACGATTCTGTCGCGTACCATTTTTACCAGGCGGTTAAGGAGGCTAAAGGATCGGGGGACAACTGGTCTACACAGATGATTTCATTACTTAAAAAAAGGCTTGAGGTAGAAAAGTTGATGCCTTACGCAAACATCTGGCACGAGCGTATGATTAAGGAGGAAATCCGTCTTGCTGCTATGGATGGCATAAAGACGTTGCGGGTTCCTACTGGTAGTACGATTGCCCATATTGAAGGGTATGTTGGTGGTACAGAGAATGCTCCATACACAGTACGAGAAGAGAATCGTGACGTAGATATTTTACCAATCGGGAGTATCGTAGAAACAGAGTATGATACATACTACGTGTTTGAGTCGGATAACTCTATGATACGTGTCGCTTCCTTATCAGAGATGGATACACCTCGTGATGTAGACGTAAAGGTAGAGGTTGATTACTACGGAGAAGGTGATCTTGATACGATGTACTACGACCCTACTATGGGGGAAACATGGATGCAACCTGGGCAATACAAAAAAGGTGGTGCTTCTTTCAAAGCTGATATGCTTCAGCCTGAACAAAAAGCCGTTTACGACTTCTACAAAAGCAAGGTCAATCCCTACTTCAAAAAACTCCGCAAAGATGCTCGTGAGATCACAGACGAGAACGGTTTCACTTGGCTAGAGACTGATATTGCCACGGCAGATAGTGGAGCGGTAGAGGCGTTCCAGACGGAGGGGGCTTCCAAGCCTAGCGTTTGGTATCATGGAACATCTCAGAGGTTTGATGCCTTTGATACGTCAATGTTGAACGCCAGCACAAATACACTTGCAGGTATCGAGGGGTTTTGGCTTACGTCATCACCTGATGAGGCTGCTAGTTATGCAGAGTTATCGTCTACAAAGATGACGAAAAATCAAAAAGAGTGGGATGATAAAGAGCGACAACTACAAGATAGGCTTGATACAGCTACACGTTCAAGGGACTATGACGCTGTGGACTCTATAACAGAAGAAATAGAATCTCACTACGCTACCTTATTTTCTGATATTGCTGATCCTGTTGTTATGGGAGTCTCTGTAAATACATTGAATACAAAGACTGTAAACATGATTGGTGAGTCAGGCAATCAAGGGCAACTCAAAGAGATTATTGCACAGGCAAAATCAGAGGGGTATGATAGTGTTTTGTTTAAGAGTATATCAGATAATCCTAAAGATAGTTCTGTAGTAACAGATCAGATGATTGTCTTTGATCCGTCAATGCTTAACGTAAATAACCTAGAAGCCTTCCAGGAGCAGGACTTTGACGCTTTTATGGCAGAAGATGCAAAGAATGATGCAAAGAAAAAGAGCGAGATATCTATAGACGAGATGGATTTGCCTGAGCCTGGACGTTTGAACGGTAAGAAGTTTACTTCATACAAGCAATTCCCTGCTGAGGAAGGTGCTAGATATGTTGCATACTTCAAGGCACTTCAGAAAGCACAGGAGAAGGCACAGACGAGCAGTGATCCAGTAGAACTACAGAACTCTTCTAGAGTGGTTGCTAGTCTATATAAGTACGATGAGTACCTTTTAAGAACGTATGGCATTGGTTTGGATGAATACTCACTAGCACTAGCAGATAACACAGTGGACGCAGTATATGTGAATATGGCTACTTCTGAGGATGCAGGTGTTGTTGATGGTTTTAAGGTGGACA